ACCAACCTGGGCCCGACCGCGGCCGAACTCAGCGGCACGATCGTCGAGCTAGGCACCGTCATCAAGCCGGCGGGCCAGACCGAACTGATCATCAACCAGCGCGCCGTCATCAACGACGCCACCGACGGCAGCGTAACCTTCCACGGCACCAGCCTGGACATCCTGGAGATCGCCAATGACTGACCACTACGCCCTGATCGAGGCGGCCCGGGCCGCCGGCTACGAGATTTCCATGGTGCGCGACGGCGGCGTCATCAGCTGGGCGGGGACCGAGCCCGACGGTCCCACGCTGGCTGCCATCGAGGCCGACGCCGCGGCGCTGACCGCGGCGGCCCTGCAAAGCGAGGCGCGCCGGCTGAGCGTGCTGGTCGCGGCCGGCGATGCCGAGACCCGGCTGGGCGTGGTGGCCGACGCCGCCGGCATGGCGCTGGTGGAGCTGGCCCGCCTGTCCCAGGGGCTCGCCGCGGCGACGACGCTGGCCGAGGTCCGCGCCGCCGCACAGCCGCTGGCCGACCTGACCTCCAGCTACATCGCCCAGATCGACGCCGGCACCCTGCGGCTGCCGCATGCCGCCAAGGGCAGCCAGACCGAGGTGCTGGATGCCATCGGCGCCAGCGCGACCGCCGTTCACGACGCGCTCGCGTCCTGACCTGACACAAGGAGATCCCCGATGGCCTATCTGCACGGTGTCGAAACCATCGAACTGCCCAACGGGCTGCGCCCGATCGCCCTGGCCGACGCGTCCGTCATCGGGCTGGTCGGCACCGCCAACGCGGCCGATCCGGCGGCGTTCCCCGAACAGACCCCGGTGCTACTGACCCGGATGCCCGCCGAGGACGATATCGGCCTGGAGGGCGAATTGCCGGTGGCGCTGCGGCTGATCTTTGCCCAGGGCTCTGCGCGGGTGGTGGTCATCCGGGTGCCCTACATCGCCGGTGCCGGCCAGGCCGACGAGATCGTCGGTCTGCAGGCCGACCCCGACGGCAATCCCACGGGGCTGTGGGCGCTGACCGCGGCCGCGCCGGTCCTCGGCGTCGGCCCCCGGATCGTCGTCGCCCCGGGCTGGAGCGCCGAGACCGCCGTGCATGCCGAGATGCGCGCCGTCGCCGCCAAGCTGCGCGGCATCGCCATCGTCGACAGCCCCGGCGGCGACGCCGGGTCGGTGCCGGCCGACTACACCGAGGCGATCGCCCACGTCACCGACGGCAACCAGCGCACCTATCACGTCTGGCCCCATCTCACGATGACCAGCGCCGTCGGCGCCCAGTCGATCCACCAGCCGGCCAGCGCCGCGGTGGCCGGGGTGATGGCCCGCGTCGATACCGACAAGGGCATCTGGCACTCGCCCTCCAACCACGAGATTTACGGCGTCGTCGGCCCGCGCCACCCGGTCGAGTTCCGGCTCAACGACACCGCCACCCTGGCCAACGTGCTGAACGAGAACAACGTCGCCACCATCATCCGGCGCAACGGCATCCGGCTGTGGGGCAACCGCGTCCCGGCTGTGGACAGCCTGTGGGCCTTCGTCAGCGTCCGGCGCACCGCCGACGTGATCGAGGACAGCATCGAGGCGGCGCAGATGTGGGCCATGGACCGGCCGTTCAGCGCGCAGCTGCTGATCGACATCCGCGAAAGCGTCCGCGCCTTCCTGCGCTCGATGACGGCGCAGGGCGCGATCCTGGGCGGCGACGTCTGGCTGGACCCGGAGCTGAACACCGCCACCACGCTGGCCGCCGGGCAGCTCTACGTGAACTACGATTTCGAGCCGCCCGCCCCGCTGGAGCGGCTGACGTTCCGCGCCGCGCGCAACGGCGACTACTACACCGACCTGATCGCCCAGGTCGTGGGCAGCTGAGGAGCACGCCATGTATCCCCGCACCATCCGCAACTTCAACACCTTCATCGACGGCGTCAGCTGGTTCGGGCGGGGCACCACCCTGACCCTGCCCAAGCTGGAGCTGCAGACCTCGGAACACCGCGGCGCCGGCATGGATGCCCCGATCGAGATCGACATGGGCCAGAGCGTCATGACCAGCGAGATGGCCTTCGCCGAATGGGGCGCGGACCTGTTCCGCTATTTCGGCACCAAGCAGCGCCTGACCCACCGCCCCGCCGCGATGGGGCAGAACGACTTCAGCGCCGATGCCTTCATCTTCACCGTCGGCGGCATGATCAAGGGCGTCGAGCCGGGCGAGCTGAAGCCCGGCCAGGACGCCCCGGTGAAGCTGATGCAGGCGGTCGACTACCTGCGCATCGAGCGCAACGGCGAGGACCTGATCGAGATCGACGTCGAGAACGGCAAGCGCGTGATCGGCGGCACCGACCAGCTGGCGGAGCTGCGCCGGGCGATGGGGCTTTAAGGGAGCATTGAACGATGGCTGAAGCGACCAAACTGACCCTGACCGTGGACGGCGAGCGCACCGAGATCGCGCTGCGCTGCCCCGCCCCCGGCGAGCTGCGCGGGCTGAAGCTGGCCGACATCCTGCAGCTCGATGTCGGCGCGCTGATCCGGCTGGTGCCGCGCATCTCCGCCCCGGCGCTGCGCGAGGACCAGGTCGCGCAGCTGAGCCTGGCCGATTTCGCCCGGCTCGGGGGCGCCGTCGTGGGTTTTTTCGACGATGGCCTGACGGGCTGAGCCTGCCCGACGACGTGGAGGATGCGATGGCGGATGTGGCGCTGATCTTCGGCTTCGGCCATCGCGATCTCTGCGCCATGGATCTGCAGGAGCTGGCCCGCTGGCGCGACCGCGCCGGGCGGGTGGACGAGGCCCGCCGCGATGGCTGATCTCGACGTCGCCATGATCCTGCGCCTGGTGGACCGCGTCAGCGGCCCGCTGAAACAGGTGCAGTCGAACATGCGCCAGACCGGCGTGCTGGTCGACAATGCCGGCCGGTCGATGATCGAGCGGTCGAACCGCCTGTCGGCTGGACTTACGGCTCAGCGCAACGCCGCGCTGGGCCAGGGCGCCGCGGTCGCCGCCGCGGGCATTGCGATGGGCAGGCTTCTGCGGCCTGCCACCCAGTTCGAGAGCGCGATGGCCGGCGTGGGCGCCGTTTCCCGCGCCTCCGACGAGGACCTGGCGGTCCTGACCGCCACAGCGCGCGAGCTGGGTGCCACGACAGCCTGGTCGGCAAGCGAGGCTGCCGACGGCATGCGGTTTCTCGCTATGGCCGGTTTCGACGTGAACCAGGTCATCGGGACCATGCCGGGCATGCTGGACCTGGCCTCTGCCGGGGCGATCCAGCTGGCCAGCGCCGCCGACATAGCGTCGAACATCCTGACCGGTTTCGGGCTGCGGGCCGAGGACATGAACCGGGTCGGCGACGTTCTGACCAACACCTTCACCGGCTCGAACACTGATCTGCTGATGCTGGGCGAGACGATGAAATACGTCGCGCCGACCGCTGCAGCGCTGGGCATATCGCTGGAAGAGACCGCGGCAATGGCCGGCAAGCTGGGCGATGCCGGAATTCAGGGCAGCAATGCCGGCACCGCCCTTCGCTCGATCATGTCGCGTCTAGCGGCGCCGACCGGCGCGGCTGCCGACGCGCTGGCCGATCTCGGCCTCCAGCTGCAGGATGCCGAGGGCAACCTGCGGCCCGTGCCGGTTCTGCTGGCCGAGATGGACGCGGCGATGCGGGGCCTGGGCAGCGCCGCGCAGGCCGACATCCGAAAGACCGTGTTCGAGCTGGAGGCGGCGTCGGCTGCCGCGGTGCTGATGGAGCAGGCGGGGAGCGGCGCCCTGGGAGAGTTCACCGAGCGCCTGCGGGAACAGGGATCGGCCGCGCGGGTTGCCGGCGCCCAGATGGACACCGCTGCCGGCGACCTGAAACGGCTGCAGAGCCAGTCCGAGGCTCTGGCGATCGCGCTTGGCACCACGCTGATCCCGATGCTGCGCGACGCGCTGGCGGCCGTTGGCCCGATCATCGAGAAGCTGACCGCCTGGGCCGAGGCCAATCCCGAGCTGGTCGAGGGTCTGGCCAGTGTCGTCGCAATGCTGCTGGGGCTGAAGGTTGCCGGAGTGGCCGCGCGCCTGGGTCTGATCGCCCTCGGCGGACCGCTGGTCGGGGTGCTGCGGTTTGCCGGGGTCGCGCTGCGGGTGCTGAGCGCGATCGGGCTGCTCAACCCGTTCACGCTGGTGATCGCCGGGGCGGCGGCGGCGATCTATGCCATCCACGAGAACTGGGACGGCATCACCGCCTGGTGGCAGGCCAAGGTGGACGCGCTCTACGCCGCCTTCGACGTGGGGCTGGTGCAGGGCATCGCCACGCTGGTCAGCCAGTTCAACCCGGTCACGCTGATCGCCGAGGCGCTTGGCGCCTGGACGATCTGGCTGATGGGCAAGGTCGGCGACCTGCTGCAGATGATCGACGACCGGATGCGCGGGTTCTCGCTCTACGACGCCGGGGTGGCGATGATCCAGTCGCTCTGGGACGGCGCGAAATCGCTGGTCGGGCGGATGGTGGCCGACATCAAGGCGCGGCTGGCCGGACTGCTGCCGGACCGGGTGGCCGGGATGCTGGGGCTGGCGGACCCGACACTCGACGGGCCGGTCGGCGCCGCGCCCACCGCCCCGGTGATCCTGGACAGCCGCGCCAGCCTGCTGGGCACGGGCGGCGGCAGCCGGGCGACCACCAATGTCGATGTCGGCGGGATCACCGTCAACGCCGCCCAGGGCCAGAGCCCGCTGGAGGTGGCCCGCGCCGTGGCCGGCGAGCTTGACCGCGCCAAGGGCACCGCCCGCCAGCCGCTGAGCGACGGGGGTCTCTATGCTAACTAGCCTGACCATGATGGCGCTCGGCACGTTCCGCTTCGGCGTGAACCAGGCCAGCTATCAGAGCCTGCGGCGCTCCGCGACCTACCGCTGGGCGCAGGCGAGCCGCGCCGGCCGCGCCCCGGCCAGTCAGTTCATCGGCCCCGGCGGGGAGGAGATGACGCTGGACGGGGTGATCTATCCGCATTTCAAGGGCGGGCTGCGCCAGGTCGAGGGCATGCGCGCGGTCGCCGGGCTGGGCCAGCCGATGATGCTGGTGGACGGGCTGGGATGGGTACTGCAGCGCTGGTGCATCGCCGGGGTGGACGAAACCCGGTCGGTGTTCCTGGCCGACGGCGCGCCGCGGCGGATCGATTTCTCGCTGCGGCTGGTCAGCTACGGGGAGGACGCGCAATGGCGTCTGTTCTGAGCCGTCCGGGCGACACGCTGGAGCTGATCCTGTGGCGCGAGCAGGGCAGCGCGGCGCGGCCGACCGCGGCGCTGGAGCTGAACCCGCGCCTGGCCGAGCTGGGCCCGGTGCTGCCGGCCGGGACCGAGGTGTTGCTGCCCGACCCGCCGGCGGCGCGCGAGGAAACGCCGCTGCGGCTGTGGGGCGCGTCATGAGGCCGGTGTTCCGCCTCACCGCCGACGGCGAGGATGTGACCGCCGGCATCGCCGACCGGCTGATCCAGCTGACCCTGGCCGACGAGGCCGGGCTGGAGGCCGACACGCTGGACATCACCCTCGACGACCGCGGGGCCGCGCTGGCGATCCCGCGGCATGGCGCAGCGCTGGAGCTGTCGCTGGGGCTGGGCGCGCGGCTGGTTGCGATGGGCCGCTGGGTGGTCAACCGCACCGAAATCGCCGGTCTTGACCTGCGGCTGCGGATCGGCGCTACCGCCGCCGACATGGCCGGCCCGATCCGCGCCCCCCGCACCCGGCTGTGGGAGGACACCACGCTGGGCGACATGACCCGCGCGATCGCCGCCGAGGCCGGGCTGAGCGCGGTGGTGGCGCCGGCGCTGGACGGAATGCGGATGACCGAGGCGCAGACCGCCGAGAGCGACCTGCACCTGCTGACCCGGATTTCCCGGCGCATCGGCGCGCTGGTCAAGCCCGCCGCCGGGCGGCTGATCGTGACCCGCCGGGGCGCGCCGGAAACCGCCGACGGCACCGCCATTGCCGCCGCCCCGGTGGCGCTGGCCGACCTGTCGCGCTGGACGCTGCGCAGCGAGGACCGCGGCAGCTATGGCAGCGTCGAGGCGGTCTGGCGCGACCTGGGCGACGGCACCCAGTCGGTGCTGGTGGTCGGGTCCGGCGATCCCCGCCGCCGGCTGCGCCATGTCTACCCGACCGAGGCGCAGGCCCGCGAGGCGGCCGAGGCGGCGCTGGCCGATGCCGCGCGCGGCGGCCAGAGCGGCAGCCTGGAGTTTGCCTCGTTCCGGCCGGAGCTGTTCGCCGGCGCCCGCCTGGCGCTGCCCTTCACCCGCGCACCGCTGGCCGGCGACTGGCTGGTCACCCGCTGCGAACACCGGCTGGTCGACGGGCTGACCACCTCGGTGGAACTGGAACGCCCGGAGGCCGCCGGATGACCGTCGTCCTCCGCACAGACACACCCGCGCTTGATGCGAGCGCCGCGACAGGAGCCCTTCAATGACATCTTCAATCCACCTCGATCCCGTGACCTGGACGCTGCTTTGCGACGGGGCCTGTACGCTACAGGCCGATGGTCATGTCGAGATCCACATGGGTGCCGTCCTGCCGGTCGGCGACGCGCCGAGCTTCGACCTATATTCGACCACGGCGCCGATCGACTATACCGGCGCCGACAATGTCTATGGCCGCGCCCGCCAGCCGGGCGCCAAGGTAAATGTCAGCGGCGCCGGGGAGCAGCCCTCCATTCCCGCGCCCGCCGCCGTCGCGCCGGTGGTGACAGCCGCGGCGTCGCTGACCCCGTCCAGCCTGACCGAGGGCGAGCAGGTTGTCATCGATCTGGGCAGCGCCACCGGCACCCCGGCGCCGGTGGCCAGTGCCGTGCTGCGCATCGGCCCCGATCGCCTGCCGGTCGACCAGGGGGAGACCGTGACGGTCCCGCGCGACGGGACCCTGGAGCTGATCGTCACCTGGCGCAACGGCGTGGCGCCGAATGCCATCAGCACCGCCTCGGCGGCTGTGGCCGCGGCAGAGGGCGGCGGGCCGCCGCCGCCGCCGCCGGGCAACAGCCGCGTCGCCGTGATCGCGGAGTTCTCGGCCCCGTATCTCGACTTCGACAGCGGTCATTCCCAGGGCGGGGATGCTGCGACCATCCCCTTTGCCGGCAGCACCGATGCGCCCGACGGCCTGGCGATCATGGGCGATCTGGTGCTGTCTGGCTCCGAGACGGTGGTTGCCGGCCCGGTGCAGATCGGCACCGCCAGCGGCGGGACGTTTTCGGGCTCGATCACCTGTCCGGCGACGAACGGTGCACTGCAGCGCCGGGTCTGGGTGGAGGCCAGCGATGCCGGAAAATCCACCTCCATCGGAGAGTGCGGCGCAGGGCACGTTGTCGTCATGCTGGGTCAGTCCGAAGTCCAGATCGTGGCCACGACCGGTGCGGCACAGGCCGTCTCGGGTTTGGCGACTGGGCGGTTCCGCTTCGCGCGGCAGACGATCACCAGCGCGCCGGGCGTGCCCGTGACCGGGCATGCCGTCGAATACGACCTGGTCGAGAACATGAGCGGCGGCTTTGCCACCCACATCTTCGACATGTTCGAGCAGTCCGGCGTGGTCGGCCCGGTCACGGTGATTTCCATGTCACTTTCGGGCACGGGACGCTGGTATCTCGGCGACGACACCGAGGCTCTGCCGACCAATCGCCGCCGCTGGGCGGAGGAATTGGCGTTGCTCAACGCGGCCGGTTATGCGGACGGTGTGCGCCCCGGCGTGGTGGTCGACATGTGAACCGTCACGGATGGCTCATGGGGCCGCAAATACCGGGAAGCGTTCACGCCCTGGTACACCGGCAAGCTGATCACCGGGGCCCCTTACACGCTGGGCGATGATGTCGTGACGGCCACCAATATGGGCGCTGGCGGCACCAACACGATCCGCTTCGATCACCTTCTGTACGATCAGACCGGGGCTGGTCGGGGGCTGTTTACCGCTGGTGAGACCAAGCTCGTGCTGTCAAACCACCGGCACGACGCGTCCGGCGGGATCATGGCGAACTGGCTCGGCCGCGCCGACACCAGCGCGGTGGACAACGCGATGCGCGAACAGCACCTCGTGCGCACCGCCCAGCACGCCATGATGCAGACGGCGGATTTCCAGGCCCTCGGGATCATGGGGCCGGATCCGCAGAACTACGAGAACGGTACCCAACCTCAGCAGGCGCCGGGAACATGGACCGATATGCTGCATCCGAACTCGGCGGGCATGGATGGCATGGTTCTGTTTGCGCGTCACCTCGGCCACGCCGCCTGCGTGGGCCTCGGGCTGGTGGCCGACAACCAGCCCGAGCTGGACACGATCACTTACGACCCGCTCGGCAACCATGTGGATGTCTTCTCCAGCGCTGGTCCGCTGACCACCACCCGCAAGCTGCGCAGCGAGGCAGAGCTGGGCTCAAGCTACGATCACTGGACCGAGTTCGCGGGCTTCACGATCGGCGGCGTGCCGGTCGAGCGCGCGGAAACCCTCGCTGGCGGCGGCATCCGCGTCTACACGCCGCCGAGCCGCGCCCCGGCAGACTGGACCCGGGACCGGCTGACACTGGGCGAGCTGCAGACCGTTCGCGAGCAGGAGGACCCGCTGAACGGATGGTGGAAGAACTACCCGGTGGTGGACCTGGGCGTGCCGGGCCTGACCGGAACGAACGGTGTTTCCGTGCGGCCGATTATCAACGACGAGGGCGCGAGCCCGACCTATGCGGCCGCCGGTCGGGCCGCCGTCGGCGGGTGGATCAAGGATCCGCAGACCTTCGGTGATTTTGCCCCGAACACCACGCAACTCCGTGTCCACTGGCGCGGCGCGGTGCAGGACACCGGCGCCGAACAGCCGATGTTCGGCGTGGGAAGCAAGGTGGAAGTGTACGCCACCGCGAACCAGCAGCTTCGATGCGACATCTGGTCGAGCGGCGGAACCGGCGCCACGACCATGGGAATGATCCTTCCCGGAGTGCGCTACGACATCGTGATGCTGCTCGATTTCGGCCTGGGGAACTGTCGTATCTGGATCGACCCGCCCGACGTGGATGCCGACGCGGCCACCCTCGGCGCGATCACGCCCGATCTGACCGTCACGACGGGCGCCTTGAGCAATCTGGTGAACGTGGACAGCCTGAACAGCCTGTCGTTCGACGGCGGGGCCAATGTGACGAAGGGCACGTTCTGCCGCTATCGCGCATGGGTGGCTGACCTAGATGCCGCCGGGCCGCCGCGCATCGACCTGGATGTTTCCTCGATCAACGCAAGCGCATGGAAAAACGGGCCCGACTTCGCTTAGCTGACCGGGGGGGCGGTTCTTCCGATCTCCACGGTGCAGCAGTTCAGGGACTACTTGGCGCTGGACCCCGCCGAAAAGGCGGGCGTCGTCGCGCAGCTCGCGCCCAACCTCGACCTGCGGTCCATCGGCCGCGACGAGTGGCGGTCCCGTTTTCTCTTTGTCGAGGGGCGCGCACCGGCCACGATCCGTTCGGCCGATCCATCCCGTCCGGCGGCGATGGGGCGGATTTTCATGCAGCTGCTGTTTGCCGATCAGGACGGTGTCAAGAGGTACGGCGGGCTGCGGCTGCTGGATCTGCATTTCGACATGCGCGGATCGGCCTTTCTGGCCCCCGGGGTGACAGGGCAGGCGGTAACTGTGGCCGCCATCGAGGGCGATTTTCAGGGCCGCGTGGCCGGCGTAGCCGTCGAGCGGTGCCGCTTTGTCGGAGACCTGAAGGACCCCCGTGTCGAAAACGTGGAAGCCGCCGAGCAGCTGGTCGCCTGTATGATGCTGGCCGACGATTTCAGGTTTCAGGACAATTTCGCGGAGCGCATCAACACTCTGCTGAATTACGGCGGAAACGACCTCGTCTGCCGCCGAAACTACTCGCGCTACCTGTGGGAGGACGCCATCCAGCTGACCGGCATCAAGGACAGCCTGGGCAACCCGATTGCCTGCGGCAACTGGCTCGTCGAGGAGAACATCGACGTTCTCAAGTGGGGGAACTACCGGATCCACCCCGACGGTGCGCACATCTCGCGCCGGCTCGGGGCGCCGGAGGGCTGCGTCATCGACGGGGCGATCCTGCGCCGCAACATCTTCGGCGTTTGCGATCCGTACGGTTTCCCGTCCTACCCGACAGGCTACTCGGCAAGCCACATCGTCTACGAGAGCTGCCCGGCAACCATCCCGGCCACGCCGACACAGGCGCACCGGATCAAGGGCACCGGAACCGCGGAAGTCGTCGAAGCAGCCTCTGTCGGGGATCGCAGATGTGTCCAGGTCGAGGCCGGCTCTGTGGCGACCGTGACGCTCGTCCCCGCCGCCGGTGTGTCGTTTCAGGAGCAGGGCAGCTTCGCCCCGCTGGCGAGCGTGGTGCTTACGGCACCCGGCGAAACCGTCGAATTCGAGGCGCGGGCCGAGGACGCCGACACAAGCGTCCTCACGGTCTCCCGGTCCGTTCCGGCCTCTCAGCCGATCTTCGCCAACACCGGTTCGTCGGGGCCGGCAGAGATCCGCAACATCACGGTCGAACAGAACATCGCCATCACTGCGTCTAAGGGCGTCGACATCCGAAATGCCGCCGGGGTCTGCTATCTGCGGAACAACACGATCCTGCCGCTGTTTCCTGGGGACGCCAACGGCGATGGCAACGCGAACGGCTATGCAGATGGCGTGGACACGGGCAGGTCGCGCGCTCACCTAGTGGCCGAGGATCTGAGCTTTGAGATATCGGGCAACATCAGGGGCGCCGGAGGCACCGGCCTGACGGCGACGAACGAGGTCGAGCTGTTGGCCGATGGCGCCGATTTCGCCGCGGCTTTCACGGCGACACCGAGCGGCGACGGCTTCCGGTTCATGCCCCAAACGGCGGTCGAGATCATCGCCGCGGCCGTTCCGCGCGGCGACGGGACACTCTCTGCGACAACAGCCGGCGCCAGGGTGGTGGATGGAACGGACGCAGCGGCTTGGGCGTGGGTCGCGGAGGTCGAGGGGCGGTGGTCTTAA